CAAGCAGGTAATTCAAGAGATGTGGCTCGTGCTATGACTACAGTACACGGAGATTTAGCATGAGTACAGTATTACTAAATACACTAACAGGCAAAACCTCCGCAGGGTCTATCGTGGTGACAGGCGAAGGTGGTTCTACGACTACAAATATGCAACAAGGTTTGGCAAAAGCACATTGTTACTGGGAAGCAACTTCAACAATAGTTAGAGGATTTAATATAAGCTCTATAGATGATGATGGCACAGGAGATTGGGATTTAAATTACACAAATAATTTTAGTGGTACGAAGAACATCGTAACAACTGGAATACAAAATCAATTTACATCATCCAATATGGTTTTAGCTTTTGTTAGTTCAACAAATAATGCTACTACTGATGTAACAATATTTAATGTTATAACAAGTGGAACTAATCAGGATTCCTCTAATTACGTTACAGTAGATGGAGATTTAGCATGAGCATATCACATGGGACAATAGCATTTGACACGCTCACAACGTCTGACCAAGTAGAAACAGGTACTGAGAAGTCACTAGATACAAGTTATGTATATCATGGTACTCCTAAAGCGTGGGCATACTCAGCCTATTCTTCAGGAACTCCACTTGATTCTGCTTCTTTAAATGTGTCTAGTAATACGGATACAAACACTGGTGATACAAATCATAATTATACTAACAATATGTCTTCAACTAACTCAGGTGCAACAGCAGCAAATTCATCAACAAGTTCATGTCAGGGTACTTTTGCATCAGCAGATACAGCCACTACATATGTGAGAACGATAACTCGTAATACAAGTGATGCGTTGGCTGACCACAATAAATCAGCAGCCGTATATGGAGAATTAGCATGATAGAAACACCAGAATTTCAAGGCACACACTTATGGGAGCGTCTATGTTGGGCGAAGGAAAAGCTAGAGCCTTACAGGAGCGAGTACTGCATAGTATGGGAAGACCCTAACGATATGGAAAACCCTGCTAAAGTTACACACCCAGACCCAAACTGGATGGCTTGTGCATTACAGGGTGGGATACTACCACCAGTACAATCCTACTGGGAACTAAAGAAAGATGAAGCAAAGCCTGACTTTGTAAAACATACCAGAGGTCCAGAGCTTCTACATAATATGAAACCTATTGACGCTATGACAGAAGAAGAAGCAATAGAGTATCTTATAATGAAAGACATACCTGAACATGTCTGGAGAGATTGGGATAAATCCAATAAGCCACGATTGGTTATCTGCACTAAGAGTCAACTTCCTGCAAGTAGGGAGTGGAGAAATGCGTGGCAAATAAGCGATGAACTCACTGTTGAGACATCGGTAGCCGCATAAAGGAGTATTAACTATGGCAAAAACTTATATTACAGACATGGATGGCAAGACTGTTGATGCGTCTACTGTAAGCAAACCATCTGACAGGCACTTCAGAGGAGCATGGAAGCTCTCTGGTAGTGCTATATCAGAAGACATGACTAAAGCTAAAGAAATCTTTAAGGACAAGATTAGAGAGGTACGTAAGCCTCTACTAGAAGCTGAAGATGTAGTGTACATGAAGGCACTAGAAGCTGACGATGCTTCAGCTAAGACTGCAAGTGTCGCTAAGAAGAAAAAACTTAGAGATGCACCTGCTGCTTCCGCTATTGGTAGTGCTGACACTATAGCTAAACTAAAAGCCGCTTGGGATACAAGCACATTGGGTGACAGCCCTTACGCATAAGGATAAGTAAATGGCACTGACCAATTTAACAATAGGTTCAACTGTAGATAGTGAAGGTGGCTCTGCTACTACTAATCTTGTACAGGGGTTGGCTAAAATGTGGATACAGCTAAATGGTAATACAGAAGCTGTGGCTGATAGTTTCAATGCAGGAAGTGTGACTGATACTGCTGATGGACAAAAGACAGTAGCCATTACTAATGATATGGCTAACACAAATTATAGTACTATGTGTCAAACTAATAGTAGCCATAGTGTAGTTCCAGGGTCAGGTATAGCTACTGGTTCAATACGGCTAGATGGAAAAAATGATAGTCACACACACGCAAACAATGGTACTTTTATGGGTTTGATACACGGAGATTTAGCATAATGCCATATATAGGTAAAGCACCAAAGAACTCAGTCCGTAGTCGCTTCACATACCAAGCGACAGCAGGACAAACATCATTCAGTGGCAGTGATAGTAACTCGCTAACACTTAGCTATGTAGATAGTTTATACATGGACGTTTATCAAAACGGAGTGTTACTCAAAGCAGGTACAGACTATACCGCTACGACAGGTACAACTGTAGTGCTAGTTAGTTCTGCATCAGCAAATGACGTAGTAGAGATGGTAGTCTATGATGTGTTTGACGTAGCTAATAGCTACACTAAGTCTGACTCAGATGCACGTTATCCATTCTTAGGCAATAATTCAATCATCAGAACTAATGGCAACTCTATCAGCACAGACATTACAATAGACAGCAGTACAAATGGATTATCAGCAGGACCAATTACAGTAGGTTCTTCTAGCACTGTAACTGTTGCAGGATACTGGAGTATAGTATGAGTAGTAAACTTTTAGTTGACAATATAGAAGGTAGAACAGGTCAAGGCTTTCTAACACCTGATAGACCTGCTTTTTCTGCATTTATGTCTTCAAATCAGAGTAATCGTAGCACTAATACAAACCATACAGTTGATTTTGATTCAACACTATTTGATATAGGAGGTAATTTTAATACAAGCACTTTTAAGTATATTGTGCCTAAAACAGGTATTTATCAGTTTAATGCTAATATTAGGATAGATGATATAGATACTGCTACTGATTATATAAGAGTAAGTCTTATTGTTACTAGCGATGCAGGTAGCGGTGGAAGTAAAGCATATAGAGCATATCGTTCAGGGCAGTCTTTTGCGGCAGATTCTGCTCATTGGGGAGTCGATATAAGTCAACTCGTAAAAGCAAACGCAAGTTCAGAAGTTTACGTAGAGTTTTTTACATATGATGGTACTGCTCAAACAGACATAATATCTAATGATAGCTATTTTAGTGGCTTTTTAGTGGGGTAACAGATGGCAAGTGAATTAAGGGTAGACAAAATACATAACGAAGGTGGAGACAATGATAGCGGAATTGACCTCTCAACCAATGACCAGATAGTTCTCAAGACTGCTAACACTACTCGTTTAACTATGAACGCTACAGGTCAGACCACGATTGTTGGTGAAGGTGGTACAACTACGACTAGTGTACAACAAGGGTTAGCTAAGTGTTGGGGTAAAGTAAGTGGAGCAGATACTACCGTAGATGATAGTTTTAATTTAACTTCATCAACAGATACTGACACTGGAGCAAAAACTTTAAGTATAGCTAATGATATGAGCAATGCAAATTATAGCACTACCGCTATGGTTTTCTTTAGTTCAGGAGCAGGAAATGGTATGCACCCTTATATAGATGCTACTTATAGTGCTAGTCAGTTTAGAATAGACACGTTGAACTATAACAATACATCGGATGGAGATTGTAGTGCTATAATGTTTTTAGTAGCAGGAGACTTAGCATAATGGCAAGTGAACTTAAAGTAAATACACTCACAGGGGTTAGTACAGCAGGTAGCATTGCAGTCACGGCTGAAGGTAATAGCACCACAACTAATTTACAGCAAGGGTTGGCAAAGGCTTGGGCTGATTATAGTGGAGCAGGTACAACATATAACGATAGCTTTAATACTAGTTCTGCAACAGACAATGCTACTGGAGATTATGCAATAGGTATAGGTAATGACATGAGTAGCACAAATTTTTCAGTGGCTGCTAATTGTTTAAATACATCCGACCAAAACACAGACTGTTATGTACATGGACAAACAGCAAGTGCTATAACAGTTCGTGTTAGGGTAGGAGATAGTGGTTCAGATGCTGATAAACCAGTATATGTCACAGCACACGGAGATTTAGCATGAGTAAAGCAGCAGAACTAGCGGCACTAATTGCCAATGTTAACAAAGGTAGCTCGTTAGCGGCAAAGAATTTTATCATAAATGGCGCACAAAACGTGGCGCAGAGAGGAACGTCAAGCACAGGTCTTGGTGGTAGTACAGGGTACTATGTAACAGATAGAAATAAATTAGTTTTTAGTACATCAGGAAGACTAACGATGGAACAGGTTGCAGATGGTCCTAGTGGTTTTTTAAATGCAACTAAACTTTCTTGCACAACGGCAGATACTTCTATAGGAGCAGGTGAGAATTTTTTATTTTCTCAATATTTTGAAGGACAAAATTTACAGTCTTTGAAAAAGGGTACATCTGATGCTGTTCCTATAACTGTAAGTTTTTATGTGAAAGGTAATGCCTCTGCTACCTATGGTATGGAGATATATGATTTAGACAATACAAGGTCTATTAGTACAACTTTTGATGTAACTACAGGTTGGACAAGGGTAGAGAAAACTTTTGCAGGAGATACTTCAGGTGCTTTAGACGATGACAATGCCGCATCTCTTGCTATATTTCTTTGGTTACACGCAGGTAGTGATTCTAATTCAGGAACACTAAATACTTCATGGAATAGTGTTACAGCCGCTAATAGAACGGACAGCAATAATACATCTTTCTTTGACAGTACTAGCAGGACATTTTTCATTACAGGTTGGCAGATGGAGATTGGCGAGAAGGCTACAGCATTTGAGCATGAACCGATTGAGACTACCCTTCAGAAAGCACAAAGGTATCACTACAATCTTACTCACTCAGTTACAAATGTTCCAATAGGAACTGCCGTTTATTATAATAGTAGTCAAGTTAATGTTATTGTACCTTTTCCTGTAACTATGCGAGCTGTGCCTACATTAAATGTAACTTCAGCTACTAGTTATTATAATATATTTAGAAATGGTGCTACCGATTCCTGTAATGATTTTGAGTTAGCTCAAGCTACAGTTAATATGGCTGATATAAAAAATGAAGATGATATTAGTGGAACAGCAGGTCATGCGGGTCTTGCTAGATTTAACAATGCAGGTGCAGAGATTTCTTTTAGTGCGGAGTTATAAAATGAGTATACCTTTTGATAAAATTACATCAGCAAAATATACTAAAGCGACAAGAAGTGAAACAGATAAAAGTAAAACAGATGATTTTATTGTTATTGCAACAAGCACTACACCTGTTAGAAAAATAAGTGTTCCAATTTCAACAGATAATACAGATTACAACGAGATAATGAAACAAGTCAAAGCAGGTACACTTACCATTAAAGATGCTGACTAAGGAGGTGTATCATAGACCCATTAACAGTCAGTGCGGCAATCTCTACAGCTACGGCTGCATTTAATGGGATTAAGAAAGCTTTCGCTGCAGGTAGAGACTTGGAGCAAATGTCAGGTGACTTGTCTCGTTGGATGGGAGCAGTCAGTGACGTAGACCACATACACAAGTCAGCTAAGTCACCGTCCATGTTAAAGAAAATGTTCGCTGCACAGTCAGTAGAACAGGAAGCGATAGAAGCATTTGCTGCGAAGAAGAAACTACAGCAACAGCGTGATGACCTAAAAACATATATCATGTTCACTCAGGGAACTAAGGCTTGGGATGAGTTATTAGAAACTGAGGCTAACATCCGTAAGCAAAGAAAGAAGATGGTATATGAAGCTCAACAGAGAAGAGAGAAAATACTTAACGCTGTGTTTGTTACTATTGGTCTTGCTCTTGTTACTGCACTCGCTAGTGGATTGCTCTACGTTATCATCATTAACGCTTAGAGCAGAGGCACATGAACACAAGTTTCAGCCTACACTAAACAATGGACATTTAACTGTCTGCAGACTAAAGAAGATACACAAACGACATGACTCTGTAGGAAAAAAGAATACAATAAGTTGGTGGTGTTTATACGAAGGTGCAAACGGTAGTGGATTTTTAGAGATGGTAGAATCACACACACAGTGTCCTAGAGAAGTTATATGCCCATATGACCCAAAAGACAAACCTCCATCTATAGGTGACATGTTAGACGCAATGAAGGATGCATTTAAGTAATGGAAATTAGCCCAGTTATATTTTGGAACATCATACTTACACTTGTTATAGCTCCTGCTTTCTGGACATTCAGAGGCTTGCTTGCAGAGGTAAAACGTATAGATATACTACTCAATAAAACTAGAGAAGAGTATGCCTCAAGAGAAGATGTAAAAGAAGAGATGAACAAAGTCCACGAAGCCATGCACCGTATAGAAGACAAGTTAGATAGATTACTGATTAAAGGTTAAATAAATGGAAACACAGATCCCTATGCGTAAATTTGCAGGGTTTACACCACAGCAAATAGCGATGTTATTAGATAGAAAAGGCTTAGACTATGGTAGTCCTGCCGCAGCAAGATACCTTGCAGGTATGACTAGAAAAGCTGAAAAACTAGTAGGGACAAAAAACTTTCAAGAAGGTGGTCAAGTCTCTGCAGGATCTCCTGCTGCTACTAAGTCTAACCTAAACTTAGCACAGTCTAAACTAGCAGAAGAACAACAAAAACTATCTACACTCCAACAGCAACTAGCTGCTCTACCCACAGATGTAGGTGCAGACAAACAAAGAGAGTTAGTTGTATCCCAAATAAATCAACAAAACGCAAAGATAGCGCAAGCTCAAGCAGGTTTAGCTAGTGCATCATCTTCTTTTGGTGTAGCTGCTGTTCCTACTGCAGCAGAGGCTGTAGGTATGACGGTATCTACTCCAACAGAAACTATAACACCAATACAAACACAAGAGATAACTCCATCTACAGCACAAGACATTGCTACTGACACAGGTCAAGTAGGGACTGCTACACCTATAACTACAGCGATAGGAGAAACTACACAGACTGCTGCTCCTACTATAGGTACAGCAGCACAGGCTACAACCACAGGCACAGCAGCAGATGTAGCTGCATTAGATATACAACCAGTTCAAGGACAGATTACTCCTGAAGCTGTTATTGATGCAGCACAACAAGCTCCTGAAGAATTAGCAGTACAAGACGTACAAGCTGCTGAAACACAAGGTACACAAATAGTATCACCTGCTGCTAGACAGCTAGAGCAAGGTGAGACTGTACAAGCTGTAGCTAATGCTCAACAAGCCTCACAATTTATAGAAGGTGTAGAAGCAGCTACAGGCGCACCAAGCTCTGCTGCAACTGTCCAAGGTCAATTATCAAACTTAATGACACAGTTTGAAGGTGATCAGCCTCCTGCTTGGGCTGCAGGTGCTATTAGGGCTGCAACTACAGCTATGGCTCAAAGAGGTATATCTGCATCATCTATGGCAGGACAAGCTATAGTGCAAGCTGCTATGGAAAGTTCTTTACCAATAGCTATGGCTGATGCTCAAACGGTAGCTCAGTTTGAAACACAAAGCCTAAGTAATAAACAACAGATGGCAGTATTAGCTGCACAGCAAAGGGCTGCTTTCATTGGATTGGAGTTTGATCAAAAGTTTCAAGCTAGGGTAACTAATGCAGCAAAAGTGTCAGATATAGCTAACATGAACTTTTCTGCAGAACAGCAGATAGCATTAGAAAACGCTAGACTAGCTCAGACTGCTGATTTAACAAACTTGAGTAATAGACAAGCTGTTATAATGGCTCAAGCTGCAGCTATGTCTCAGGCTGATATGTCTAATCTAAATAATAGACAACAAGCTGCTGTGCAAAACGCACAGAACTTTTTACAAATGGACATGGCTAATTTAGATATAGCTCAACAAGCTGATATGTTTAGAAATCAATCTATAGTGCAGTCTTTATTTAGTGATGCTGCCGCAAATAATGCAGCCTCTCAGTTCAATGCTACTAGTGATAATCAAACTAATCAGTTCTTTGAGAACTTAGCAGCTACGGTAGGGCAGTTTAACTCTGCTCAAAGCAACGCTATGGAACAGTTTAATGCAGGAGAAATAAATGCTCTACAAAAGTTTCAGGCTGAGGTTAATAATCAAAGAGATCAGTTTAACGCACAAAATCAACTAATCATAGCACAAGCCACCGCTAGATGGAGACAGCAGTTAGCTACTATAAACAATCAAATTGCAAATGAAGCTAACAGACAAAACGCTTTACAGGCTAATGGTCTTACCCAAAAAGGTTTAGATGAAGTGTGGCAGAAAGAGCGTGATCTTATGGCTTACGCATTTGCTTCTGCTGAAGCTGCTGCTGAAAGAAGACAAAGACTACTGGAAGCTAACTTAAATGCTGAACAAGCAGGAGATACAGCTTTTAGCTCTGCACTAGGACAGTTTGGTAGTGCTGTTGTAAGTGGTATATTTGGTAATTACGACAAGATATTTATATAGGTGACAAATGGCAATAGATCCAAGCATAAGTAGAAATAACCTTAATAGACTAAGAGAAGCGGCTATACGTTCTGCTCTTGATAACGTAGTCGATGACGAAGGTGATAAGATACAAGCTAGTAGAACACTTATGGCAAAATCTCCTGAAGTTAAAGATACAGCAGAAATAAAATCAGCTTCTAGCGAAGTACAGCGAAGACTAGAAAGAATTTATGCAATGGAAAAAGGTATGTTAGATCCTGATGTAGCCACAAAGGATTATGTTGTGCAAGCAGGAGATACACTTACAGACATAGCTGAAGCAACAGGTACAACTATAGGTCAGATGATAGCTCTAAATGATTTAAAAGATAAAGATAGTTTAGCTGCAGGTCAGATTATTAAAGTAAAAAAGGTGGCTGATTTAAGCATTATTCCTGACATACTTGATGCACTACAAGCTTTTGGTGGCTCTGGGCTAGGACAGCTAAGAGAGTTAGCTCCTTTAGCACAACCTGCCTACGATCAAATGAGAAACTTATTTAGGAAGACATAATAATGGAAGAAGTAAATACATTTACAGCACCTATAGCAGGACAATCACTAACTACAGAGCCTAAAGGATACTCATGGGAGCGTCCCTCTGAGATGAGTGAAGTCCCTCAAGTTATAGATTTTTATATAGACAAGCTAGGTGATCAAGCAGTAATGGATGATGTATTTACTGCGTTAGATAACGGATTTCCTCTAAGTATTTTAGTTGATAGTATATTAGGTGTAGGTGTTATGGAGGGCTTGCACACAGTAGATATAAGTTTAATAATTTCTCCTGTATTACATGAATATATTTTAGCTGCAGCTAGATCAGATGATGTAAATGTTAAAGAGCATCCTGTACAAAGAAAAGAGGAAGCTAATGCTAACGATGAAGAGATACTAAAAACAATGCTTAGAGAAGCTATTGACAAAGCTAAAACTCCAGATGAAGGTACAGAGCTTCTTGAAGAAGCATTAGGTTACATGAGTAAAGAAATGACACCTGACGAAAAAGCTACTCTTGCAAGTGGCATGGAGATGACTACAGATGAAACTGTAGATGAGGCTGAGTTTGAAGCAGAGGAAGCAGTAGCAGAAGAAGAGCCTCGCAGAGGTTTGATGGCTAGGAGAACATAGATGGGATTTGATGCAAAAGCTTTTGCTACAGCTTTTTTAGAGGGTCAGGCTGTAGATATAAAAGCAAGACTACAGGAAGCCAGAGAAGAAGGTAAGCGTAAAGCAGAGATAGCTAGAACTGCAGGTATGTCTCAGTGGAAAAAGCGTAAAGGTGTAGCTAACGCATATAAACTTTATGTAGATTACTTAGATAATGCAGGTATGAGCCAAGAAAACTTACGTTATTTGATACAAAGCCCAAAGTCTTTAGTTGAGGCTTATAAAGGTATTAAAAACTTTTCTGATACACACAGAGGTGAAAAACTTGATGAGGAAACTATAAACTCAATAGTAGATTTATCATCTACCTTTGTAGACGAAAAAGGTCCAGATGGTCAGCCTCTATATTCCTTAGATCAATTAATAAACAGGATGGCAGGATTATATAAAGAAAATCATAATCCTACCTCTACAGATCCTATGAGCAAATACGAAAACTTATTAGCATCAGCCCTTAGTTTAAATGCTGATGAAAGATACAACATCAAAATGAAGTCTCAGATGGTAGGTGATAACTTTAATATGCTAGATTTATATGATATGGGTGCTGCAGGTGATTTTGTTCCTGAGAGTATAGCACCTGTAGACGTTAATATTGGTTTAATACCACAGCCATTAACAGATAGAGAAATGGCTAAACAACAAGATGATTTTTTTGGTCAATTAGAGATATTAATAACACAAGAACAAGATGATTTAGTAGCTAAAGGTCAAGCATTGCCTACAGATAAACAAAAACTTCTTAATAATTTACAATCAGGACTACAAATAGATTCTACACGTATGCGTTTAAGTGAAGAATATGGAGATCAAGCCATAAAGAATTTATATGCAAAAGGTGGTTTTTACAAAAATATATTTGATAATCCGTTAGTCTGGGATGCTGAGAATAGAGCTAGAATGGAAGCAGAAATACTAGGAAGAGAAAAGCTAGGTACTACTAGTGGTGATGGAGGAGGTCAACAAGAGAATGTAAAAGCTAAGTTTAACACAGAAGAGGAGCTAAAAAACGCTATAATTAATGAGAGTATTGGCAAGAATGATATTATAGAACTAGCAGGTAATAGAGTTGTTGTTAATGATGAGATGATTATGGAGGCTAATAAAGCTGATAGCGATGCTATTGAATCTCAAATTAGAGGTGGAGGAGTACAAAAAGTTAGCACTGTGAGTACAGAATCACTACAAAGTATTTTCAATAATGCTTTAGTGGAGAAAAAAGACTACGGTAGCGGTGCTGTGTTTGAAATAGCTACATTGCCAGAGTTATCTCCAGAAGAGAAGCGTGTTACTGATGCTTATATAGCCTCTATAAAAGAAGCATATGATAGACTTCCGACTGAGCTAAGGGGAGGTTATGGTGGAACAATGGATAGAAAAGTCTATAAGGGTAAAACTTACGGAACAGGAACAGAAGAAGACTTTAGAAGGTTTCTAAGAGTAAGACTAAAAGAAGAGTTCCCTGATGTAGCTGATAGTCTAATACAAGAACTAGTAGGAATGTATTAAGGAGAAACATATTGGCTACTTATAGTATTTTTAAAAGCCTAAATAAAACACCAGACCCTGTAGGTTTAGTTTCAGATCGTCCTAGCCCAAGGATTAGAGATGAATTAAAATTATCTCCTAGCGATTTAGTAGAAGATAAAGAAAGCCTAAGACGCATCAAAGAGTATATGGAATCTAGACACGGTATAGGTGTAGCTGATGACTTGTCTGACGAAGATATAGTAGACAAATTTATAAATCACATGCGTAGTTTTCAAGGCGGCAACTCCATAACAACATTAGGTGAAACTGCTTGGTTAGCTAAAGCTGACGAAGACACTAGGGCTGTTGCAGGTCAAGCCTACGGCACATTTGATAAGTTAGGTAATCTATTTGGAGATCAAAATACTTTAAGTGAAAAAGTAGACGGTGTATTTGATTATGCTAAATCTGCAATATTAGATCCTGCTAATCTAATAGCTTTTGGTGCAGGGAGACTTGCATCAGGATTGACAGGTAAACTTGCAGGTAGGTGGGCTAGAGCTAAAGCAATAGAAGAAGTAGCTAAACTAGGTCCAAATGCAACACAAGCTGCGAAAGCAAGAACGTATAATAATTTTATAGAAAAATCTATAAGAGGAGCTAGGATAAAAGAAGGTCCATCTGCTAGAGTTAAAAAAGAATTAGCTGCTGCTACAGGCACAGATGCTGCTTTATCTTTAGGTATAGATGTAGCTTATCAAAACGGCATGATAATGTCTATGCAGCAAGAAGATTGGAGTGAGTTTCAGTCTGGGTTAGCTGCTCTTGGTGGTTTAGTAGGTGGTGGTGTATCCGCATTTTCTGTTGGTGTTAGAAAAACATCTAAACCTAAAGGTGTGACAGCACAATTCACTCCTGATAAAAATTTAGCTATTAAATTAGCCTCACAACAAAAAGAATTTAGAAAAAAGGCAGGTAAAAACTTACAAAAGATACTTGAAGACTCTATTAAAGTTTTTACTACATTAAAACAAAAATCAGCTTTTTATAAGCAAGAAAAAGCAGAGTTAGCAGAAAAACAAGGTTTTACAGATAAAGAAGCACTAGATGAAGTTTTATTCTGGAAATACTTTTTCTTAGGTAGTGATAGAGCAGGAGTAAAAGGGCTAGCTCAGTCTATGCGTGATGCAGGTATAAACTTTGAAAAAAGATTTGAAGGTGATGGTATAACTAACTTTGCTGCTGATGTAATAAGAGAAAATTTAAGTGGTGCAGATTTAGATAAATTTATAGCTACTATGGAAAAAGGATTAACTGGTGCTAAAACAAAAGCTAGTTTACCAAATTTTAAAAAGGGACTAGAGGCATTACGTTTACAAAAAGGAAAAGTGTTATCTAATAGAGAGAAACTTGATTTTTTCTCTAAAAGAATGGCTAGTAATATTAGTAACTCTGGTAAATATCTAGCCATAATGAGACAATTTGGAAGGGAAATAGCAGAAAATCAAAAAAATGTAAATGCAGATGAATTAATACATAATTTACAAGATCCTGTAGAGGAAACAATTTTAAATAAAGTTACTAATGTAACTAACTACGCACAAAACGTAATAATCCGCAATATTGTTACTAATCCAGGAACTACAGCACTTAACCTAGTTGGTTGGAGTGCTTATTCTACAGCACAAACTGTTGCTGATGTTATAAAAGCTGCGCTGTATAGCGGAACAGCTTTGACTAAAATGGCACTGGGCTTAGAAACAGATAAAAAAGGTCTTTATCTTTCTAGGGTAGCACAACTTAATATAAATAAAGTAAGAAATCTGCTAGATCCTGAGACTACTTTTGAAGCTTTTGAGTCTTATTTAAAAGCTAGACCTGAAGCACAAAAAGAGTTGATGAGATATTTATCTGGTGGTGTTGATAATCTTACATTTAAAAAACAATTTGGCTTTGATCCTGAAGACAATATGTTTGGCAGATCTACAGAAAACTTTACAAATTTTATGCAAACCATGTATGCAGTTAAAGGACAAGACGTATATACTAAGTCCGTAGAATTTTTTTACAATATAGAAAAACAGTTAATAAAAAACTATGGTAAAACTTACAATGAACTTGTTAATGAAACACCTAATTTAACAGAATTTTTTAGTACGGATCAATATATAAAGGTAGAGGCAAAAGCTATAGATGATACACTACGATCTGTTTTTTCTAAAAAGTATGGTGCAAAAACATATGACTTTGGTAAAGACCCACTAGGTTCTTTTGCTAAGGCTGTAGAAGACTTTAGAAAAGTGCCTGTATTAGGTTTGGCTATGCCGTTTGGTCAATTCTTTAATAACACGCTTGCTTTTATGGCTGATTTTACTCCTCTAGGAACAGGAAGAGAAATATATAAATATTTTACCAAACAAGAAAGTGATGTAGGTGACGCTATGGCTAAAGCAGCTATAGGCATGACTACAGTTAGATACTTTGCACAAGAAGAGCTAAAAAACATAGATGAAGGACTAGCTTGGTCTGAGAAACGTGATCCTGATACAGGTATGGTGAGAGACTTACGCTATGATTATCCCTACTCTTTATTTAAAATGGCAGGTAGAATGTTTGCCCACCTTAAAAGAGGAGAAGAGATACCTCAAGATTTAATACAAGTTGCAAGTGAAACTTTTGGTTTCCGACAATTTACTAGACAACTAGGTGAGTATGAATTTGGAATAGGTCAAATGGTTCAAGGTCTAGCATCAGGTGAGCTAAGTTTAACTAAAGAAGCAGTAGGAAAAATTGTAGGAAATGTAGCATCACAGGCTATTTCAGGTGTTACCAGACCCATAGATCCTATTAATCAGGTTGTTGGTTTAGCTCAAGGCGAAGATTTTAAAGCTATTGACAGAAAGCAAGGTCTTAAAGTATTAAATAACTCTTTAAGATATGTAGATAATATATTTGCTAGTTTAGGTGTAGAACTAGCACCAGAAAAGTTTAAAGGCACTACAGGTGAAAAAGGAAGATCACAAATATCTAAAGTGGTAGGGTTTAGAGAAGTGCCTAAACACAGTTACACACAAAGAATGTTTAATGTTATAGGAAGACCTGAGTGGAGAACAAACATATTCTCAAGAGTGCCAGAGGCTGATAACAGAGTTAATGAATTGCTATTTACTTTTTTAGAAAGAAATGCTGCTTTTGTATTTAACTCTAAGCGTTTTAAAGAAGGTAGTATGAGAACTAAAATAAAACTTGTAAACAACGCATTAACTACATCAAAAAAACAAGTGAAAACAAGATTACAAAATTCTCCAATAATAAAAGACAGAAAGTTACAGCTTGCGTATCAAATAACTAAAGGTAAATCTAGGACTGATGTAGCAAGATATCTTAAAAACTTTGCAGGAGTTGATGATATAATGGACTTAAACTTAAATCAGTTATTTATGCTTAATGAGCTTATAAAGGGTGATGATACAGCAGCTAGAAATGCTCTTAAAAGCTACAACTAACGTCCATAAAACTGTGTCGTTTTTTTATTCCTAGCATCAAACAGATACCAACAACAGTTATCTTTGCCTGTCATCTTACTATCTGGTATCCACTTAACTCTCCCAACACTGACAATCTTCACTAGCCAATCCATGTAGGGTTGGCTTTGCTTTGTGTGACACCAGTCTGCGTCAAATAAGAACCATGTTGGAGACTGCAAAGCAAAATGATCTATGGCAGGATGTAGTATACTCCTAGTCCAAGGTGGGTTTGTGATCACATAATGCTCTATTTTTGTGGGTACTACAGTCACTCTAAACATATCTTTTTGTTGTATTAGGTCAGAGCCTTGAGGATAAATATCACTCATAGACATGAATATACCGCTTGTGTGCTTCATTATCCACGCAGCTAATGCTCCGTTACCTGCACAAGGTTCTGTAAAGTAGAACTTATTTTTAGGCAGGTGCGGTACAAGTGGCATAAAAGCTGCTTCTGGTGTAGGATAAAAGTCTCTTTCAATCCTGTCGAAGTTGCTTCTCTTGCCCATCTCTAGTCTTTCTTTTTATAAAGTTATCAGCTTCTTGTTGTAACTTACTTTTCTCTTTAGTCTCTTTGTTTTTATAAAACTGCTCGATCTCTTTTCTAAGTTTCTGCTCTTCTGGACTCATTGTTTTTTACCTTTTGTAGTCTTTTAAAATACGCAGTGTTAAAACCACGTTCCCACTCACGGTTAGCGTGTGTGTTGGGTTTATAAGGATTAGCCTTCAAGTTTATAATTTTATTAGCCTTATACATGTATCCCCTAGAAAAAACATCGTATCCTTTATCAAAAGGTTTCTTCATTTTATGCTCCTATATCTACAATTTCACAAACATCGCCACTACAAGCAAAGGTCTGTGTACCTGCTGTAGTGTCTTCTTTCTCGTAGTCTGCAAGATGTGTCCAGTTTATGTCGTAGACAAACTTACTGCACATATCATTGTACTCTTCTTCAGTACACTCTTGATATGGTGCTTGCTGATAAGAGTGATCTGAGTGTGGTAAGAATGACACACCTGACATCTCATCAAAGTGTTTAAATACAAATGCACCAACCTCCATCCACTCATCGTCACGCACAGAAATAGTCACTGACGGCTTGTGTTCACACCAGTGCCTCTGGTACATCAACCATGTTTCTAACTGCTGTATGGCTGTTAAATCGGCTCTGACAACGCTTCTCTCTGGAGACTTAACAGGAAAACTAAATACAGTAGTGTCATTAGGCTTCATCACATCAGGTTCAGACGGAACACCTTGATCTATCATAAACTGTGTTAATGGGTCTTTGTTATCACCTCTAACAGTCCTGATGTAATACTTGCTGTGTCTAGCGTGTATACCAGATGCACTGTCTACAAGTTGTGACACTGTGCCTGATGGCTTAACACATGTGATAGCAGTGGACTGTGGTATATGAAAGATAGTAGACCATTCTCTGTTAGTCTCTACTGCAATCTCTCTTAGTGCAGATAGTGTCTTCTCTAGTCCTTGCTTTTTGCCGTTTGTTAGCTCATTGTCCATAATACCTGTGAGTGATACACCAAGTAGTCTTTCTTCTTCTGTATTATTCTTCCACACTTTGCGTAGATAAGGGAAGTTTGTAAGTGTGGACTGTGCTGTGCCAAGTATAGTAGCCAAAACAACTTTTCTCTTTAGATCGTCAAACCTGTCGTTTTCTCTAATTACAACCTCTGTTAGATTGCAGAACTGATAAGGACGTAATATAATCTCACTACAAGGATTAGTACCAAAGTCATAGTTAGGATCTCTGCGTCCATATTTTTGTACTTGATTCTTAGCTGACACCCTGTTGAAGATGCCACGCTCACCTGATTTAGATTCAACTAAGCCAGTCCATTCTCTCAAGAATGTCTCACCGTCTGGCTTGGCTGTGTAAGCCACAGAGTTATTAGATAGAGCCATGTGTGGAGCATCCTGCCACCACTGTCCTGATTTAGCGTGTCGCATACGCAAGTCACCTAGATTAGACAAACTAATCATAGCTGACCTACGCACACCACCCACCACAACTATCTCACCTATCTTACACATCAAAGAATGACAATCATAACTAGATAACTTACGTCCTGTATTTGCTTTAAATAAAGCCACAGTAAAGTTAAATAAATCAAGCAAAGGTGCAGGTCCACTCGCTCTACCGCCAAACGTCTTGAGCCTAGCTCCTGCAGGTCTGACACCAGACATATCCCACTTAGGTATTTCACCCATATATAGATGTCCTACAAGTTTCCTGAAACCTTTAGCCCAACCTTCTTTGCTATCTGCAATCTTTATAACAGTGTCGCACTCTTCTAACTCGTTAGGTATGTCAGGTAATTTATTTATACAATCTCTCTCTACAGAAAAGCCTACACCTGTGCCACAAAGAAGTATATACATAGCCTCATCAAAAGACTTAGGATCATCTACAGGCAAGTAACTACAGTTGTACCCTGCAGTATTATCTCTGTCTAACGCTTTACCTGCAGTCATCAATGCTCTCATGGATGGCATAACTTCTAGGTTATATATAGCATCATAAACTTCTGCTTTAGGTAAATTGCCTTTGACCTTCTCTGCAATATAATCTACATATCTCTGAACAGTTTCATCCCAAGTCTCTCTTCTTTGTTCATCATCAAGCCACCTAGCGTACCTAGATGTAGCTATAAAGTTTTGGTAATCTGTTGGTAGTGTGTTATTCAATTTATTTTCCTTTCATTACTTACAGGCTCAATGTGCATACAAAAGAAAAAGCTGTCTAATAGTTTAGCCATTTTTTCAAAGTTGTCTGCTTTATAGGGGTCAGGCATTTTATCAGAATCATTTAAAAGAAAAGACTCCATAGTAGGGTCATCTACTTCCGTACAAGCTAGTATGGATGTTACACTGTATAAATTATCTTTGCCCTCTACTGAACAAAATATATGTCTTTGTTTAAAATCTTCTGGCATATCACTTAAAAAATTCTCTACATCTTTCCAAGTGTGTACCTTTTTCTTGGGAGCTAGGGGATCATCCGCTAAAGTTTTTGCTGCTTCATTAATACTTTTACCGCTAATCTGTTTAGTTTTTTCAAATTTCATTGCTTGTCACCTTTATATTTTTAATTTCTACACCGTCTGCATCAAACATAAGAGCCTCTATTAATTCTTGCACACTTTCTGTTTGACCTTCTTCATCAATAGATAGGACATTCTCTTCAGGGTCTACTTCTAACGTCATATATACTTTGAACTTCATGCCACTAAATCCTTTAAGTCAGGCGGCACATAGTTTGGACCTTTCATTACTTTACCATCTTCTCTATAAATAGGCTTACCCTTGTCATCTAGTTTAGACATATTACTAGCGTGTACTCTATTAAAAGCTACCTGTAAAGGTAAACCTAGTGCTACAGCCATACCAGATATAACGTACTGTAAGTCGCATAGCTCTTTCAATAAGTTTTCTCTTACCTCTATCTTAGGCTTTCTTCCTCTAGCTAACGCTATAGACACCTGATTTATTTCTGACATTAACTCTGTAAACTCCTCTACTATTAAACTTCTGCGTAGCTCCATGCCATCTACGGTCATCGGTTCATCAATAGGATGTCCAAAAGCTACATGAAACTCTCTTAAACTATCTTCTCTTGATTTATAACTCATTGTCATTTGTTCTCCTTTTCTATTATTAATTTATCTAAGTACCACTGTGCCTTTTTCAAATCCTCTACACCACCTTTGTACCTATACCTCCATACATACTTCAATATATTCCCTTGTAAGTAATACTCATAACCGTCATCTGTAGCTGCTTGAATTGCATCTATGCACTCTATGTTAGCCTTGTTGTAGTGTGGTGGACTATTAACCATATCTGTTTCAGTCTTTTCCATTTTTATGCCTCCAATCTACGTGAATCACGTTATCTTTTATTTCTTTTACTAGTGGTGTGTCATTTACTTCATTTCCTTTGTCATCGTATATAGGTGCTAGTTCTCCGTCTTCAAGTAACTGTGTTCTTACTCCTCTAACTAATTTTAAAAAATCATCATCCGTTTCTAGTAGAGGTATGGTAGCAGCAACTAAGGTAGCCATCTCCAACATTAGATATCTAGTCCTTTCATCCCAGATATTATCTTCATGGAATAGTATTTTTATATTAACACTACCATTAAAATCTCCTTGCTTTGTCTTTTGTGGTGTGAATATTATTGTATAGTCATCTGGTGATATTTTCATATCTTTAGCCTTTTCTTTTTATAGGGTAAAACACCTAGTTGTACTCGCTTTTTTCTTTCAGTCAACCATTTTTGTGGAATAATTCTATGTGCATATAAAAAACCATGTTTTTCACACCAGTCAGAGTATCTACTCTTTGACTTTTTATATAGTTTAGCATTAGCATTACTAAATATAAACCTTATATCTAACTTAGGGTACTGACTTTTGATACACAGATGCTTTCTTCTATCCTCTGAATCAAATATACCTTTACTTTCTATTATTATACCGTTGTCTAAAATAAAATCAGGAGTGTAATGCCTGTATCTAAGATCTTCCCACTCTATCTTCAGTAACTCGTATCGAACTTCTTTTTGACACGACTTCAGAAAAGCAGCAATCTCTTTTTCCAGACCACTCCTGTAACGAAATTTATTATGTTTACGCATTAGCTACATGCGTATAGTAAACTGTTGGTGGAAACTTAGACTTAGATACTTTAGAAGGCAATGCTTGTATTTCTCCCCAACACTTTTCTTTGTATGGGCAAAAGCCACACTCTACTCCTAGCTTTCTGTTACCGCTAGGTTTACCGTAGTAAGTCTCAGGTATGTCATCAAAGCATCTCTCAAATGGTTCATCATTTTCTAAGTAAGAAACAGTATCTTCTATCTTAATTAGTTCTTTGTCTAAATTTAAACCTTCTGCCTCTACATACTTAAAACCTCCTGTGTTTTTATTAATGACCCACCAACCGCCTACACCTTTACCTGCTGCTTTTGCGTATCCTGCTAGTTGAGCTACATAGCCAAAACTATCTCCCGATTTAAGAGTGCCAAAGTTATCAAACTTATTATCGTAAGACCATGATGATGCAGATTTTATATCATCTACTTTGTCATCTAAAATCATATCGTATTCGCCTTTGATGTCGGCATGTTTTGTTTTTAATGTGACCTGTCCACTGTCTGTAAATTTAACATTAGCGGCTCTCATTATACCTTTAAATACAGCCTCAACTATATCGCCTAGCATCATGTTAATTAAAAAGTAAGGGGACATAGGTTCTTTATGTTCTGGGCTGTTTTTATCAAACCAAAGCTGACACTTCTTTCTGCCTATGTTTGACATTCTCAATCTAAAGTCTTTGCGAGATGTACCTCCTGAGAACTGACGAGACATCGCATCTTTAACATCTTCAGCTACCTTGTCAACAATAGATTTGTCAACTTTTGCTGTACCTTTAGCTGCTTTATCTAAGAAAGCTAATATCGCCAGTTCTGCAGGATGGTTCATACTACTTACTCCTCGTCAATATCAACTATTGAGCCTACAATGTCAGAGTCTTCAGGGGATAAAGACTCTTTGTTGTTCTCTTCCCAAAAGTTGAGTATTGTAGAGTTAGTAGATTCAATCCACTCAACGAAGTTATTTAGAACCTCATTATCATCAGTGGTAACTTCAACAGATTTACCTAGTTTACCTGTGATAACACCGTAGGTTGCACCTGTAGGTATACTCTTAACTTCACCTGATAGTAAAAGCTCATAGTGTATAGGCAACCTATTCTTCTTTTGGATAGAGGAGTAAAGGGAGTCAAGGTTCTTATAACTCTCTCTATTTTTAACATTCATAAAGAAGGGAAAAGGGTCTACATCTACAGGATTACCTTGTTCATCCATAGCTTTGTCGAGTGTACACATGCCAAATATAGCTTTGACACGCTTAGTTTGACGCATGAGTTCCTGTGTCTTAGGAGGGAGAGCATTAAAGTCCTGCACATAACCTGATGGTCTTCCACAGTTTATACCACCGTAGTTATCCTTCAGGTCTTGATTAAGAGACTTTGCTAAGACAGTTCTTAACATGCGTCCTTCTTTACCATCGTCACTCTTGTAAGCTCCGTCCCATCTCTGGAACTGAAACCTCTGGATAAAAGGTCTGATGGTAATTGTAGGACTGTAGTATACACTACCGTCTGGAAAAGTCACAGAGTATGATGCAGCTTTAATAACTGCTACCTCCATATCTTCTCCGTCTACATTCTTTGTACCCATGATGGGTTGATGTAATTGTTTAACTTCAGCCAAAGCAGACTTCTTTGGGCTACTTGATTGAGATACACCCATCAAGTCAGCTAAAGCTGTAGGATTACTTTCGATTACACTTAGTTGATTTTCCATATAGTTTTTACTCCTTTTGTTAAATGATTCGTTATTATACACTATACATCTTTTGTGTCAAGCCAATTATCACCTATTTTTGCTTCTAATAACATTGGCACATTAATTTGTATATCATAATACGATTCTATTATATTATTTAAGTTATTATTTATGTCTTGTATTATTTGTAAGACACTGCTCTCCTCTGACGGATGCACATCTAATACAACAGAGTCGTGTACTGTATTAACAAGTAAACTGTGCATCTCGTCAAATCTCAATCTGTTCTCTATCTCTAATAGTATGATAGGAACTATATCCCCTGTAGCGAAACCTTGCACAGGGTAATTTTTAATCATAGTAAAATGTGTAGGTGCGCCACTTGCTCTTCTTTCTACATCAGGAAAAGCGTATTGTCTTCCTGACGGTGTAGTGATCTTCCCTAAGTTTAAAGCCTCATCACCTAGCTTTTTATGCCACTTAGATATGCCTTTGTACTTATCTGTAAAGTGTGTGTAATACTCAGCCTCTGCCTTACTCCTGCCGTAACCTGTAGCTCCATACAAAGGTGCAAAGGTGTGTGCTTTAGCTTCCTGTCTTGATGTAGGCTGTCCTGCGTCAGATATAACTTTAGCTGTGTAGCTATGCACATCAAACCCTGTTTCAACTTCTTTCATTGCAACTTTGTCTTGAGATAACAATGCAGCAACTCTAAACTCTAGCTGTGCAAAGTCTGCCTCAAGTATCTTACCGCCTTGCCATCTCGACACAAATACTCTTTTTACAGGGAACGTACCGCCTCTAGGCATATTCTGCATATTAGGATTTCTACCTGAGAACCTGCCTGTAGCTGTAACGTGCTGAGTAAGACCTACATGTAAGAACCCATCAGGCTTAGTAAAGTTATGTATTCCTTCAACAAAGCTAGATAGATAACTAGATACAGCACTTTGTCGTTTTAAATCAGTTAAAAACTTGTACGCTACATCCATGTCTTTTGTCTTAGCGACTGAGATTAGTATATCTAAATAGTTTTTACTAGTTGTGAAACCGTTAGCACTTACCCACGCTTTAGATGGAGGAGCAAAACCTAGACCTGCCATCTGATTAGTGTTTGTAAATATATATCCTATAGCGTTACAGGCAGTACATTTTGATGGTCTAGCAAAAGGTGAGCCATCCTTTTTAGTTTTATATACCTTGCCTTTACCTCTACATTCCTGACAAGTGTACGCTTTAGTTTTCATAATTAAATCACTATTAGCTTTGTAAGCTGACACAAACTCCTTTTTATCGTTGACAAACTCAAATAAGTCAGCCCACTCTTTTTTGTTGTGAACCTTTCTGGAATATATAACTTGGCTAACTTGCTCTGGTGAGTTTAAATTTATAGGTGTGTCACCCATTAAAGTCTTCACAGTAGAGTTTAGCCTAGCTTCTATATCTGTAAGCTCCTGCTCAAATTGTCTACGCACACCTGCCAGAGCTACCTTATCTATCTTAAAACCATTCATGTACATTTTAGTCAATGTCTTACACACCCTGTTAGTTATATCTCTGACACCGTGTAAAGACTGAGCCTCTGGTATAGCAAACTCCTGTTCTAATCTATGATACAGGCATTTAGTTATGTTTAAGTCTTGCTCTAAATACCCAGATAGTTCCGCTAGAGGTATTTCGTTTGTGTTGTATCCATCAGCAAAGTATTTCTTTAGTGTGTCTTGCTTTTGATAACCTAGTTCATACCTATTAGCACAAGCCTCAAGCGATACAGATTGTTTCTGTCCTCTTTGGAGCAGGTAGTCAGCTAACATGGTATCGTAAACATCACCGTCATACTTGAAGCCACAAGACCACAACCACTGTAAATCGTGCTGTAGATTGTGACCTATCAAGAGTGTCGTTTTATCTAGCACAGCTTGTAGTTGCTTCTTTTGTGATCCATCAGTGTCTTGCTTTTCGTTGTGATCATAAGTAAATACATGCGGTTTGTTGCCCTGTGCGTTGAGTACACCTACTTGAGTTAGCGTGTTAGATGGCTCAAAAGGGTCAAGATGGGTCTTACCATCCCGTTTTGTTGTTGTGTTCTCTACGTCAAGTATTAACTTCATGCTGTAAACCTAGCTCTTTCTCCATCTAATTGTATAGTTATTTTACCATGCCAACCACCTTTTAACTTATTCTTGGCTATCACTAAATGCCTCTCTGTGTCTTCATTTTCTTGTCCTTCTATGGTAGGATTTTTACTGATAAGTAACATGAGATCAGCTTCAGATGCCTTACCTGTCTTACTACCTTCCAACATAGATTGATCTACATATATTTTACCTTCAGCTTCAGCAGACAGTTGTGACATCCATAGAATAGCACACTTATATTGTTTAGCTATGTTCCTAGCATGTATAGCGGCTTCCTTTAAGTATATGTCAGATCTTTCTCCTGTTCTAGGTGCAAACTTATCGCCCATATCTAACACTACAATGTCAGGGTTCATAGCTTTAACAGCCGCCTCTACCCAATCCATGTCTTTGCCTGTTGTGTCCTTTACATATATATTCTCTTTTATGGGTTTGTATCTAGTTGATGCTAGTGTGACGTTCTGTCGCACTTCTTCCATACTCATATTAGTTGCGGCTGAGAGATACCTAGCACCTACTCTATCATATGCTTCTTCATTACACAGTATCATACACTTTGCACCTTGCTCTGCAAACCCACCTTTGGAAGCTAACAAAGATGCGTGGAAGCTAGTTTTACCTGTATTAGGTCTAGCACCTATAACAACAAGGTGTCCACCACTAATACCCTCAACTATTCTTTGTAGTGTAGGTATGTTAAACTTCCATTGACACTGTATTGCATTAGCTTTTAACAAGGCATCTATACTCATGTCTTCCCATGTGATGTTTAAATTAGGAAGAAAGCTATCAGTGTAATCATCTAGTAGTTTTCTCAATGGCTCTAGTGTGCCTTTGTCACCATTAACGTAGTCAAAGCCTAAGTTAGCTATTTCTTCTCCTACCATCTGTTGAAACATCTTTGATAAAACTTCAGTAGCTATACCGTTATACATAGGCTTTTCTTTTTCTAACTTAGCGAACAAATCATCATAGGAATCTTTAGTTGCTGTAGTCATTGTGCTGTTGTTAGTCATAAATAAACCTTGTAACTCCGACACAGTTAGATCTCTATCGTGTAGCTTCATAGCGTAGTCTACTGTCTGCTTAATCTTTCGTACATCTTTAGTGAATATCTTGTCTGGACAACGTACACCTTTATGATCATCATAAAAGTCTTTGTTCATCAAGCTACGGATTAATGCTAGTTCCATCATGGTGTGATTCCCTCTATTAATTCATCTACGTTTTCAGTATAGAACCATTCGTGTCTTTTTTCAACACATATTTTTTCTGCGGCTCTATGGGCTAATACTTCTGCTCTATTCCTATCATCAGAGGTAAATATTTTTATTACTTCAAAATCCCTAAAAGGGGAAGCTGTGTTTAACTGTGCCACTCTATCTTTAGCATCAACTGCTTTTCCTATCTTATACCAATTTTTCCATGCGGGATTTGTAATAACGTATACATCACCTTCAGATCTTTTATTATAAACTTTCATCTTAGAAAAAGCTACATCTGACCAATCATCATAACGTCCTGGTTTCCAGTCAGGGTGGCTTGTGGGTATATAGACATTATTCACCCACATTCTATCTTTATTACCTCTATCACTACAACAATATTTACAAACGTAAACCCAGTTATTATACCTAGAGTGTGTCCAATTTACATCCTTAATTAATTTTTCTCCACAATCAATACACTTTTTCATAAGCTCCTCATTAGAAGGCTTTTGAGTAGCTTCCACGTAAGCTCTTTTAAGAGCCGTAACAGAGCTAAAGTTCTGTCTTACCGCCATCTTGCTACACTTCCTAGCTTTAGCTAACTCAAGAAAGAACTCGTCAAGTTCAGACTGATGGTTATAGAACCATTCCCACTCTGACCGCCTTCTACGGTCAATCTTGTCTAAACTGCACTCTTTGAGCAGTTCTTGAGGAATCTGTTTAGCTTCAGGATTTACTTTACGTAAATCAGAAAGTAACTTTCCTAGCTTGTAGCCATAGCCATCAATGCTACTATCAACAGAGAACCACTTTTTCAAAGTGACATTTCGTTTGAAGTCAATCTCTTCAATCATGATAGAGATTTCAACTCCTCTGACTTGCAGAGAGTTTACCTTATCAACAACTTCAGCTTGAGTTGGAAGGATTTTTGAAGCGGTGTTTGATTTAGCCATAAGTTACCTCCTTAATATTACTAACATCATTTTCTCTCCTATACTTAAAATCATCCTCTAGTCTGTAAGCTAAAACAGATGTCTTATCTCCACAAAATAACTTCAACTCTTTAGTATAAGCTATTGTTTTTATTGCTGCATCTGGATCTAAAGCTATTATTATCTTTTTAAAATTAGTCAGGTACTCCTTGTGTTTGTCGTTTAGTGATGTGCCTAGTATAGCAACACCTGTAACTTTAGGTAGCTCTTTCGCTACCACTGTAGCTGATATAACATCCTCTACAACAACTGCTACATGAGATTCGCTACCCAGTAAATATGAATAGTAGTTAGCTTCCTTGTCATACCGTAGCCATTTCGGAAAAGTATTATGCAAAGCTCTGCCTATAGCTCCTATCATCTTGTTATTTTCATAGATAGGAAACACGGCTCGTCTATCCTTAACATCATAGTAGAGTGCGACATTTTGTAGCTCCCATCTGTTGATAAATCTTTTCATAGCAGTGTTAGTTATATCTTGTGTCACATACTCAGGTAACACAAAGTCGTAGCTCCTATCTTTGATAAACTTATCTAGTTTTAATTTACGTTGTATCTGTTCACTGGACAAGGGAGTTTTGATAGCACCTTTGACATCACAACTATTCCTGTAGCAGTTGTAAACTATCGTGCCATCTAGGTTAGATACACTAAACTTTTTGTACCCACCACAGACAGGACAGTTTAAAGTTAAACTTTCTCCAAAGTCCAGTATCAACTCATTAACATATTCTCTGGCTCTGCTAGGCATGTTTGTATTCTCCTCGCCTAGACAGGGCATTGTTAGCTGATGTAAAGGTATGTTTGAGATATGGTTTCATAGAATTAGGGTTTGTGTGTCCACTAACAGCCATAATCTGTGTGCTGTCTACACCTGCTTCAACCATCTCTGTAATTGCTGTCCTACGCATATCCATCGCCTGTAACTCATCAGGAAGCCCACACACAGACTTTATCTCATTTACAATGGGTGACACTTCAATATTAGTATAGGCTCTGTAAGCACCGTTTATGGGTCTTACATGAGGTGCAACGTATTTTTGGAAGCCAAAGTCCTCGTGTTGTTGTTGCAGCATTTTGTACAGATCTTCTTCAATAGGAAGATGTACCTCTGCCCTTTTCTTAGATTGTGTCAAGTCTAATCGTCTAGCGTCAAAGTTAATATTTTTCCACTCAAGTAGTCGCATATCGCCTACTCTTTGTGCAAACTCATATGCCATATGCACTATTAGACCTATGCTTCTCCATTTAAACTCAGAGTATGCCATATCTAAAAATGTTCTAACTTGATCAGGTGTCCACATAACTTGTCTAGGTTTCTGTGTCATGCGTTTAACTGCTTTCATAGGATTAACTAATAGAAAGTCCATCTGCTCTGCCATGTTTAGAACCACAGATAGTGTAGTAGCAGTTATGTTAGCAGTCCTCACACCTTTGGTTAGCCAATCTTGATAAGCAAACTTACAGTCAGCTTTACCTAGTCTGTCTAGCTTTATGTCACCTAAAGTTTTAGTGTTAGACACTCTAGTTCTGGTAGCTTTGTTGAGACAATACTCATAATCTATCTGTGTTCTACTTCGTAGTGCTTTAAACTGTGGACTACGATAGTAATACTCTACCATATCGTCTAGCGTTTTTACTTTTTGTTTTTCATTATTTGCCATTTTATCCAAGACTCCATGCAGTGACCTGTACCTAAGAAAAAGTCTATGATCCAGACCAAGTTAATTTTTTTGTCCTTACTTCTCTGCCAGTTCCTAGTAGAGAATGTTTGGTGCATATCTCCTCCTAAGATTACATTAAATAATATACTCAAAGTAAGTCCTACTCTTTTTATGTACTCAGTAAAGTATATGTAAATTAAAATACACCAAGAGTGCAACTGACAATAAGCCAACGATAGTTTTGAATACAACTGGTTCATTTTTATCCATCCTTATTTCCTTTTGTTATTCTAATCATGTTAGTCCTCCTTCTCTTGTTTAATAATAGTGTTAAATTTATCTGTTAAGTCTTTAAGTATATCTATATCTTCAGCCCAATCATCAAAGTCTTCATCAAGTAGGACTGATTCGTCTAAGGTATCATATATCTCTTTCATTGTCAATTTGTCTCCTATCTAGCTTTTTTGGTTTCTGTTTCTTTTTATTAGGGATAATCATAGGACTCCTTCGCTTCTGCAACATAGTTCTAGCTATAGGATTAACCACCCTTAATCTTTCTTTTATTTTCATCATAATCCTCTTTCCTAATTATCTCTAGGTTTCTTACGTTTCGCATCTTAGATTTAGCTTTCTTCAAGCCTTTGTAATCCTCTTCTGTACTAGCGAGTAATATCAACGGCATCCTACCTTTTGTAAACTCTCGCATTTCTTCTATTCTTTTTTTGTGTTCATCTTGTTTTGCCACGATATTCCTTTCCTGT